AAATATTAATAATTTGATTTTAGAACGAGAAGGCGTATGGGCATTAGCCACACGAACGACAAGCTCACTAGATGCAAATAAAGTGCAAACATCCAACCAAGATCAAATGTCAGACCTTACGATTAAATTAATTGAACTCACTGAGGAGATCGACAAAACAACAGATTTGTTGGTGGATAAGAAACATCTAATCATTAGCCAAATAAATGCACTGACGCAAGTGAATTATATAGACATTCTGCACAAGCGATACGTGGAATATAAACAACTAACGCAAATAGCACAGGAAATAAACTACAGTTATCAGTATGCGGTTGAGCTGCACACAAAGGCGCTGGAAGAATTCGAAAGAACCTATACAAACCTATATGCACATGTGCTAATATGTTAATAAGCAAATAAGCAATAGGCATCTGAATAAATCAGGTGCCTATTTTGATGGAGAATAATAATGGCTAAGGAATGGGCAAAACCTTTTTATAACAGAAAAGCGTGGAAGAAAACACGTAAGTCATTCATAGATAATCGGATATCAATTGATGGTGGAATGTGTCAGATGTGTGGAAAAGAGTTAGGGTACATTGTAGATCATATTATTGAACTGACTCCGGAAAACATAAACGATACTAACATAGCATTAAACTGGGACAACTTTCAATATCTTGGCTTAGTGTGTCATAACAAAAAAACATTTGGAGATAGAGAAGAGGACAGATATTATTTTGACAGCAACGGAATAATATCTGAGATAGTTGATGAGGAGGACATATGATTAGTGCATCAGTATATGGAATGATAGGAATAATAATTGGAATTGTAATAGTAATATTAACAGCTGTGCTTTGGCGTTGGTTAGACGTTTGTTCAGATAGAAACTTATTTGGTGTAGGATTTATAGCAACGCTTGTAACAGAACTTATAATAATTATTATATATTTTATTTATAGTTTGTAATTATCACATCATACTCCCCCCCATTATTTATAATTGAATAATAATAACTAAGACCGGTGAGATATCTCTACGTGACGCACAGGTTCACGTATGACCCCCCTACCCCAACAGAAAAGAGGTGAATATTTATGGAAACTAAGAAAGGGATGACTAAGGATGCAAGAATTAAGAAAGAGGAACTAAGACTAAGACGAATATACAAGAAAATTGACAAAGATAACAAAGCAATTATTGATGGATTAATTCAAAGAGCAGCGTACATGAGAATTACGTTGGAAGATTGGGAAGAAGACATAGACGAGAATGGTTATTTTGAAATGTTTACCCAATCCGAAAAAACGGATCCATACGAAAGGGAAAGACCAGTTATACGATTGTACAATTCAATGAATAAAAATTATCAAACGATAATTAGACAGTTATCAGACTTAGTTCCAAAATATGAGCCCACACCGAAAGAGGATGGGTTTGAAGACTTCGTGAGTAAGCGGGATGGGTTAATGTGAAAAGATATACATTAGCATACAATCCGATCTTGGATTATTGGGGAAAAATTGAAAGAAAAGAAGTTACTGTTCCAGATTCGATTTATCAAACCTATAAACATTTAGCATGGAAAGTGGAAAACCCTGGGCAATGGTTTTATTCGGCGGCTAGGGCGAACCACTTTTTTGAATTTGCTGAAAACTATTGCCGATTGTCACAAGGCAAAAAAGGATTTCAACTTGTAGAATTGGAACCATGGGAAAAAGCATTTCTCGGCGCCACATTTGGATTTATAGACGAGGATGGGATTCGACAGTACAAAGAAGTCTGCTTGATCATCGGAAAGAAAAATGGAAAGTCTTTAATCGCATCATTAGTAGGAAATTATATGCTATCTGCAGATGGAGAAGCCGGACCAGAAGTCTATTCTGTTGCAACAAAAAAAGACCAGGCTAAAAAAATATGGCTGCCGGCGAAACAAATGATTTTACAATCTCCAATATTACGAAAAAGGGTAAAGCCATTAGTATCTAGTTTGTATTGTGCAAGAAATTTTGGCGAGTTTAAATATTTATCCTCCGATGCGGATACACTTGATGGTTTAAATATCCACTGTGTATTAATGGACGAGTTGCAGCAGTGGAAGAATGGGATGGCGCTTTACAATATCATGTCAGATGGTATGTCGGCGCGAGAACAGCCATTGTGTTTAATTACAACGACTGCAGGAACTGTAAGAGAAGATATCTATGATGAAAAGTATGATGAGTACAAGAAAATCATATGTGGATATCAAGATGGAAGCTATATTGATGATCGGCGAATCGGATTTATTTATGAGCTAGATAACAGAGAAGAATGGAAAGATGAAAATTGCTGGCGAAAGGCTAATCCTGGTCTTGGAACGATCAAAAGTATTATAGATTTAAGAGAAAAGGTTAAGAGAGCAAAGGAAAATCCTAAGCTAGTAAAAAATCTATTGTGCAAGGAATTCAATATTCGGGAAACATCTGAACAGGCATGGTTGACTTTCGACACGATTGTAAATGAAGCCAAATATGATATTAAGCTGTTAAAACCACGTTATGGCATAATCGGACTTGATTTATCAGATACTACGGATTTAACCTGTGCTACAGTTTTATTTAGAGCGATTAATGATGATTATATTTATGTTAAACAAATGTACTGGCTTCCAGCAGATCGGCTAGAAGAGCACATTAAGACTGATCAAGTTCCATATGATGTTTGGTTAGAGCAAGGATGGATAAGAATATGTGAAGGAAACCGAATAAATTATCACGATGTTATAGCGTGGTTTAACGAGGTCATGGTCGGCGATGATATCTATTTCTACAAAGCGGGTTATGATAGTTGGAATGCAAAGTATATCGTTGATGAGTTAGAAATGTTGGTTGGTAAAGAGGGAACACTTCCAGTAATACAAGGACCAAAGACGTTTTCTAGTCCGTTAAAAATAATGGAAGCTGAGCTAAAGGCTAACAAAGTGAACTACAATAATAATCCAATTTTAAGATGGTGTCTTACAAACGCCAAAGTAAATATAGATAGAAATGACAATTTGTCATTGGTAAAAACATCGAAAGCAACAAAGCGAATAGATGGTGTGGCATCCATGATGGATGCTTTTATTGTTTATGAAGGCGATAAAGATAATTACTTAAATATGCTTTAGAAAAGAGGTGAAAAAGTGGGAATATTAGAAAAATTAAAGAAAAACAGAGTAGTAACAGTATCAAAATATCAGATGGTTACCGAAAGGGGTGAAGGTTTTTATTCGTGGAATGGCAATTTATATAAATCAGACATTGTAAGAGCTGCCATAAGACCTAAGGCAAGGGCAATGGGAAAAACCGTTGGAAAACATATTCGGGAAACCATAAAAGCTGATGGTTCAAAAGATACGAAAATAAATCCGGATGTCTATATGCGATTTTTATTAGAAGAACCTAATCCTTATATGACAGGGCAGATGCTGCAGGAAAAACTTGCAGTACAACTTGAATTAAATAATAATGCATTTGCATATATTGTAAGAGATGAAAACGGTTATGCGGTAGAAATATACCCAATAACCGCAGTATCCTGTGAAGCGGTTAAGGATGGTCAAGGAGAATTATTCATTATCTTTTCATTAAAAGATGGTAGAAGGGTAACATTTAGATATACCGATGTTATTCATCTTCGAAAAGATTTTAATAATAACGAAATATTTGGAGATAGTCCAGCTGGAGCATTAATGGATTTAATGGAAATCGTATCAGTATCTGATCAGGGAATTGTTAAAGCGATTAAAAATTCCAACGTGATTAGATGGTTATTGAAGTTCAATGGGCAGTTAAGACCAGAGGACATTAAAAAACATACAAAAGAGTTTGTTGATAGCTTTTTAAATTCTGAAACATCCGAAACTACAGGCGCAGCTGCAACCGATTCAAAATTTGAGGCACAGCAAGTAACACCAAATGACTATGTTCCAAATGCAGCGCAGAGCGATCGAACAGTCAAACGTATTTATGCATTTTTTAATACCAATGAGAAAATTGTACAAGGAAGTTACGCGGAAAACGACTGGATTTCCTATTATG